CGGAATCGAAACAGTATTTGCTAATATCGATTTAAAATTATCTACATTAGAAGCTCAGGCTTCAAGAAGAACTGATATTGTAGAATTCTTAAGAGATAACTATGTTAACCCGGCAAATACAAATCAACCAATAATGTATACAGTATAAAAAAATAAAAGACCCATAGGAGTTGAACTCCTATGGGAACTTTGTTTTCGCTAAACCATTATTTGTTTAGTATGCATTTCTTCAACTTATTCTCAAAGATCCGTACTTGATCTTCTGTAGAAAACGATGTACAAATCTTACCATTATTATAAGCGATATACGATGGCCTAACCTTCTTAACCTCTTGTAATTGTAAATAAGCTAATTTTACTTTATCCATCATTTTATCCTACATTTGACAGTAACATCAGTAGTTCCATCTATAGATAATTTACCGTCAATTACCGGTTCTGGTATATTACTTACATACTCGCTTTCTTTTAAGACATCAATTAATATGGCGATAAATGTATTAATTATAAAAGGCATGACATCATATCTAATAGGTTTGCCTTCAAGTCTACGTGGAGTATGTTTAGCAATAACAGTTAATTCTCTAGTTTCTTCATCGAATCTACTATCGGTATAGAATCCGCCATATGGTAGATAAGAAAATAATTTAACAATAAAATCATTTATCTTTTCTTTTACTAAAGAAACTTTCTCTTCCATAAAAATCTCCTATCTAACCATGCTTGTACGGTTGCTTCCAAGTAAAGGAGTAGATGCCATATATCTTGCAATAGCTCCAGCATGTAATACTGGATTGTAAGTCATTAGGAATCTACGTAATCCTCTAATACGAGATATTGGAATATCATAACAAGAATCTGCACTAAATCTAAATCTAATAGCCTCAGTTATATTACCAGTTGAATTATCAATCAAAACAAATGGAATCATATCTAATGTATTCTTCCATCTATCTATAACTTTTTGATATTTAACTTTAAGACTATCACATCTAATATCTATGATTTCTCCAGTATCATCTATAATTCTCTGGAATGGGGTATTAGGATTATCCGGATCGCAAATAGCGATAGATCTTTCTATAGCCATAAATAGATCATCATAATTATCCCAATCTATATATAAGATATTCTCTCTATCTCCTTTAGGGGATAGTACCAAACGATATCTATATTTAAGATTGGTTGTTATATTAGATCCACCTATAATAAACTCATTATGAAAATTTTCCTTAATTTCTTCACCAATTTTTCGTTTTCGTGTTTCATTGAAAAGTACTTCGATTTTTAGAGTAAGTCTATAATCTAACTCGAAGACTTGCTCTACAGCTTTAGTATAAATATCGAAGCTAGCCACTTTACCACTCCTGAATCTTAAATATTAGTCAATAAGGCCTGTAATCCAAACTTTAATTTTACGACTATCTTGTGTACAAATATCATCAGCAGATGCATCCACTAATCTAAATCTATTAATAGATTTGCAAGATTCAATGATATTTGGTTTTATTGAAAGTAATACATCGTTTACCACTTTATTAGGATCATCATATTGATCTTGATCTATATCTACAGAATAATGATAGCTAACTGCAGATATACCGCTTACAGATTCTAACTCTGCATGCATTAAGAAATGTTGCAATACGTCATTTAATTCGTCTAAAATAATATCTTCAATTTTTCGATCCATTTTAATTACCTCCTATTAAATATAAGTATCAAAATGTGAAATAAAACTTAAAAAAATAAATCCCATAGGAGTTAACTCCTATGGGAAATATAAACTATTTCATAGTACGTTCATGTAAATCCAGTTTATTAATTTCTGGATAGATATCGACTTCATATCGACGTTTGTTTTCTTTATCCACATAATTTAAACGTACCATCAAATCTTTACCAGCTTCTTTACGGATTAATTCATAACGAAGCATCTTTTCAGGTTCTGCACCTGGGTTGAATTTGTTTACAAAGTTTTCAAATGCTAATGCATTCTTTTTATCAGATACGATTTTAGCATTTAAAGTTCTTACTGCTTTAAGAACTAATTCGGCGTTAGATTCTTTAACTTTATTAAAGGAATCATAATCCACATAGTTATTCAAAACCCATTCTACATCTGGAATTTCCACTTTTACTTTACGTTCACCATTTTCTGGTTCGGTTTGTACAGTGAATTTTACTGGAGATTCAGGTGTTTCAATATTAGGTTGAGCTACTACTGAACTAAAGTTTACAGAGAATAGATCCCCTGTAGGATTTGGAGTTAAGAATGCAGGTTTTGGATCTTCAATAATTTCTGCACCAATTTCTTCTTCAGGTGCCATTTCAATTACATCGCCAATATCTGCTCTTAAAAATTTATTTTGGAAATCGTTTAAGAATTTTCCAGTTACATTTTCTAATCCGATTTCCCTTTCAATAATGTCTGCTGGACTTTTAAAGACTGTTGGTCTTTCAATGATACTTGCCATAATACGTATTCCTCCTTATGAAATACTATGCAATAAAATAATATAAAAATGATTAATAGAGTGAAGGTATAATTCTAATTTTTTCTAGTCTAGTCTTTATTTAGTTTTTAAAAGAGGTAACCACTCTATTAATCACAATTATAATATATTATTATTCATCTTTTTGAAAGTCAGATTTATTGAACTTAGGATCGTAGGAAATCATACCAAACCCTTGATCATATTGCCACTTAACATTTTCACGAACTTTATACAATTCATCAGCTTTATCCTGCAGAGTTTGGAAAGGAATCTTTATCTCTCTACATTCAGTGGCATATTTATTAAAGATTGGTTTCTTAGCATTATAGAATCTAGATATTTGTCTAAATCCATCATCTACCACTTCAATACAATCAGTATTATCATTACGAGTTCTACCAAGAACTTGCTTTGCTAATATTTCAGATTTGAATGGCTCTGCTAAAACTATTGTAGCCTTTAGGTCTCTAATATCTAGAGCTGCACCAGCTGATTTAGTTGTAGATAATATTAGTTTCTTAGAGAGTTGTTCATGTTTAATATCTTTAGGAGTAAGACTCGTATATACCCCAATATTATCTTTAAACTCTGGGTAGTTTTCTTCTATCCAAGCTTTTACTATATCTATAGCAGAGTTGGTTGCTATATAGATTAATACTTTACCATCAATCTTAATAACCTTATCCATTACTATATACATCATATCATAGAATGAATTATTACACACGATATGATTTACATAAGCATTTCTATTTAGGCCATATGCTTGATTAGAGCACTCCCTCATATCTTGAGGAGTAGGTCTACTATTGAATCTTAGTGCAGTGTATCTAGTATGAGGATCTGAATCTTCATCAAATAAATTTATCGCAGGAATATTTTTGAAATATAATTTATAGATAAAGTTTTCAGTTTCATCAGATCTACCAGGTGTAGCAGTTAGATATAAAGTCTTTCTAGTATTAGTAGAATAATCTACATAACAGATATTATCAAAGTTAAGATGAGCTTCATCATAAACTTTAAGCTGAACTTGAAGTTTCTTAAATAGTTCACCGATAGTGTGCCAACCATTTGTATTACCAAAGCTTTGTAATGTAGAATGGGTAACTAAGAATACCTTATATTTAGTTACATCAGTGATCCCATTTAGTACTTTATGGATAGCTACAGAACCATTCAAAACTAATACTTCACGATTTTCATCAATATTAGTATATTCTCTCACGCAGTTCTTCCATTGATCTAGCCAACCAGTTGTAGATGCAATAACTATGGTTCTAGCTCTCCAATAAGTTAAAGCTGCAATAGTCACATATGTCTTACCTTTACCAGTAGGTAGATTTACTGAAAGCTGTGTAGCATTCTGATTTGAATAATATTCACCTTTACCTAATATAAACGCTAATGCTTCTTTTTGTACATCATCTCTAGGTAAATACTTAATAAGGATTTCAGGAGTTTGAAAGAACGGGTCGCTATTATATTCCCTTACAGGCTCAGATTCAACAAACTTCTTTATGAAGTATACATCTAACCCTCTAGGAAGAAATAGTCTCCTATTCACTTCATCATACATCATTCCTTTATATGATTTAGTATAAGTTATTCTATCGAATATAGTAAAGTATGATTCTAATCTAGGTATATCTCCAAGATTGTAATCATTAATAACTATAGAGGAATTTCTTAAAACCAATTTATTCATCAAACTTAATCTCCAAATTTAGACATTTAGCAAATCCTTCAATATTACGATAAATATATTCAAGCATAACATGGCAATTTGTTAGATTTTTACTAAATGTAATTGCCGCAATTGAATATATTTTGCCAATCATATATTCTAAATCCTTCATAAAATTATTTAAATCTTCTTTATTACAAAGTCTTTCATAATTTTTATCAAAATTATTGATCAACCCTATAGTATGGATATCAAATAATTTATCAAAAACAACAGGTTCGCTATTAAAATATACAACAGTTTGCGTGGTATATTCTATTTTTTCAATGCGTTCTATATTAATACATCTAAAGCATTCTAGTAATTTATTATATAATTCTATAAATTTAATTGCTTCCATTTTATATCAACCTTACACAAAAAATAAAGAAGAAGAGAAGGGTGGTAATACCCTTCTCTATTAACTTATCTAAATATATATTTCATAGCTCGAATTTTTACTCTAATAGCATTCATTCTACTAAGCGCGAATCCTAATTTTTTATATGTAACTTTATGAACTACGATACCATGCTCAAATTCTTTAGAAGCTTTAATCTCGCTAAGTACTGCAAATAGCTCAGTTCTAATTCTACTATAAGCTTCTTTATCGATAAATATATAAGAGTAGTATTCGTCATCTACATTTTTTAAGATAGAATACAACTCAAAAGATATAGTTGTATCAATCTTAATAGGTGCATCAAGTTTTTGTTTTTTAGTCAAAAGTCCGAGTTCTCTCTCGGACTTTATTTCTCCATCTTTATCAATATTATTAAAATAAGTATTGGCAAATAAATATTCTACACCTTCGATAAATTTATTTCGATGGTGCGCTATAGCCAAGCTATTAGATAAAATATTGTAATCGATGTTTTTCATATTAAATATCCCCTTTGAACTCATCATTAATCAAAGCACGTGTCAATGTAGTATTGACTTCGGCATTTGATTCTCTTACTAAGTCAGGCGAATTCATAAACTTTTGAGGTTGTTCTTTGAAGAAGTAATCTATCGTAGAAGTTGCATGTTTCTCGAAAGAAGATGGACTCTTCAAGATACGTCCTAAGTTTTGGAAATCTAATGTCTTAGTGATAGATGGATTTTCAGCTAATGCTTTACTTAATGTAAGAATTTGATATGGTTCAGATTTATTATTCCAGTTAGGCATATCATAAATATTATAAGCACTTCTAATTTGATTAGATAATAATACTTCAATATGAGTTGCCTGCATGGAGATACCGCCATCAATTAGTGCTTCCATTAAAGCTTGAGCAATTGTGTCTTTGTTAAACGATGCTGTTACATCAGATTTATCCATTATGTCTTTAATCCTACTTAGAGTTTTAGAGAACTCATTATTTATAATAGGAGTATAGAATAATACTAAATCTTCTACAGATGCCAATGCAGTCATTGGAATAATAACTTCACCTTCATCTGTTTGATATCGTTTACGTTTGATAAATTTAGTTAATTCTTTAGATAGATAGAATTTGTCAATCTTATCAATCTCAATCTTATACGGAGTATCATGATCAATGATATTGATTGCACTTATGTAATCGTTATATTCTAACATATCATCTGTGCTATCATCAACATCATCTTCATTCTCCTTAAAGATTTCTTCTTGATTGAATACTAGATAGATATCTTTATAATTCTTATCCTCTACAAGAGTAATAGTTTCTTTATTCTTAACGAAGTTATCTACAAATTGCACAGGTAACTCTAAGTCAGGAATTTCTGTTGCCATTACGTGCTTAGCTGACAATTGTCGCTGAGTTGTATTAGATGTTAATTCTTCACCTGGACGTTTACCTGGATCAATATCTTGGTTAATGAAATAAAGATCGCCATAACAATATCTACAAATACCATGACCTTCAGCTTTAGATTGGCAAGTCATTGGACTTCTTGTATAGATTGTTTTACCAATTAAATGAGTATCAGTTTCTTTAATTGGACCTAAATCAAAACCATCTTCTTCTAGACGATAATATTTAGATGCCAATAATTCTAATACTTTAGCATCTTTAACTTCATACTTAACGAAGTTTCTAGATGTGCATTTATAGTTTGGATCTGGATTAAGTTTAGTTCCTTGGTTGTTTAGGCCTACTTTACGAGCCACTGCACCTGAGGAACCTACATTAATCTTTGAAATGATTTGTGCTGTACGGCCAGCAGATGATTCGATAAAATAATCAACTAAATCATTAACGCCACCGTTGATAAAACTATTAGCAATAATATGAGGGAATACACCACCATTACCATCTGGCTTAGTACCAATGGATACTGCGTATTCTCTAAGCTGTTTAGTATTAATAGACTCATTAGCTCTAAATGCATTAGTATAGATATGATCATATCCGATAAGCTTTTTAGAGTTTAATACTGCTTCACGCATTTTTCTGATATTATCCATACCAAAATCATTGGCTTTAGCAATATCCACATTAGACATATTTGGATGCAATAAATTATAATATTCTGGTAATGCATCCATCATTAATACATCATCTTGCAAGTTGATGCTATTGGCAAATAATGCCGCAAATTCATCAACCTTACTAATATAATAAAGACTATCAGCAATCATATTATTCTTAACGATAAATGGAATATCAGTTACATGATTACTAATGAAGAAGTCATCAATATATTTCTTTATAGACTTAGCAGTTATTTCTTTTGCTAATAAAATATGTTTTGGTTCCACTAGATCCCCGGCCTTAATAATAAGAGACCAAAGAATTAGATTCAACCAATAATCATGAATGGTCATTTTTAACTCATGGCCACAGATAATCAAAGTTAATTTAGATTTAGCCAAGTCAGGATCATCTATTCCATCCTTTAAGATATCATGAATAGCTTGAAAGTGATTTGACCAGTTTTCCTTACAAATATCTTTGTTTACATCTACTAAAAATTCTCCTTTGTTTTTAATAAAATCAGAATAGATCCAATAATTTTGATAGTTTGTTATATTATCAAACACTGGTCTTTCTCCTTTCGTTTTAAAAACTTTAATATTAAATACTATTACTCACAAGTATAATATATATTCAAATGTAAAAATGACTGTAACAAAATAAACCCGCATAGGATCTTTAAGACCCTATGCGAAGTTTAATTTTTATTATTTTTTAGGCAAATGTTTAGAACCTTGTGCAGCTTTAAGGTAATCACGTTGACCAGCTTTAGCTACACGAACAGCCATGTTGCTATATTTTTGAACGATCTTTTTAATCAAAGCACGTTCAATAACGCGGTTTTTAACCAATTTAGTCCACAATGGATCTTTCTTTTCTTTTGCAACTTGGAATGCAGCCATTTTTACACGGCGAGCCAAGTCGTCTTTTTTGCTTAAACGTACCAAAGTACGGCGAGAGATCATTTGTTTTTCCAAAAGAGCTTGTGCTTCTTCAGATTCAGCGAATGCAACACGTTCATCTTGGGAAAGACGGGAAGCCTCAGCGCAAATTAATGCATCAGTATATGCATTAGGATTAGCCAATTCTTGTTCTAGAATTTGGTCTTTTTTGTCTGGATTGAAAAACATGTTTTCGTCCTCCTTAGAGATTATTTTTTAAATATATTTAAAAACGAAATATACGTTTTATTAACTTAATGTTGTTTGTATAAGTGGCTATTTAGAGGCTAAAGGTTAAAAAAGACCATATCGGAAACAATAAATTGTATTTAATTTGGAGGAAA